GGAAGAATCAGGTAGTAGGCAGCGCCACCGAGCGACATGCCCCAGCCGCACTTCCACTGTTCTTCGCGCCCACCCATCGACTCCCAGAGAGCGGAGTCCACCCGCTCCTGCTCGCCTGCCATCTTGTCGATGGTGACAGAGATGTTTGAACGCTTGGAGATGGGGCTGACTTCGATGTCAGGGAGGTTGGAAGCGATGCGAGAAGCGTAGTGCTGAGAGGCTGCAGCAGGGGCGTCAATCATCGTGCGGAGCGCGAGGTTCGTAGTGTTGAACGGCGCTGGGATGTTGGTGCCGGTGTACTGAGCGTCGGCCTGCTGGTTGTCTCGTGAGACGAGGATGCGACGAATTCGCATCATGAAACGAATGTCAGAGGTTGCGTCAAACAGGCGCTGTACGCGCTGCTGAATCGTATTCGTGGAAGCCGACTCTTCAGCCATCGAAACCGCCTTGGCGTTGCAATTTAGTTAGAGTTCCACCGAGAGGCTTGGCGTTCCAGTAGACCCCTCTTCCGGGAGAACGCTAGAACCGCGAGGGGCCACCCCCTCGGTGGAACTCTTGTCTGTAAACATAACAGTTTCTGGCTTGTCAAGCACCTTCTTCTTGGTCTTGTCAAGGGGCTTGTCCAGAGGCTTGCCCAGCCGCATGTACGACGGCCAGTACCGCTGGGACACACAGACGCGCCAGTGGGTAGCGCAGTTGTTTGTAAGTTCCACGCCGTTAGCGAGGTCGTTGTCGTCGATGATGGGGTAGCCGCACTGGACGCACTTGTAACGCTTACTCACGAGGGAGCCGCGCCATCTCACGGTCAGCAGCGTCAGCCATCTGCTCGATGCGGCTGACGTAGGCTTCCATGCCCTCTCCGCCTAGTCGCGGCTCAAGGAGTTCCACAAGGTAGTCAGCAATAGGCTGCGGGTGGTAGTACCACGTCCCGTTGCGGTACGACTCTAGGACAACCTCGTGGCCCAAAAGTGTGTGCGCCAGAGCAGTATTGCCATCAAAGTAATAACTTCCGCACTGACACACGAACCTGCGATCGCCGGTCGTCGGCTTGCGCTCATCCATTTAAACAGCCCTTCTGCTAAGTGGAACACCTGAGAGAGAACGAGTCGGCATCCGCTTGCGCGGCATGAGCATGGCTAGACACTCGGCAATAGCGTAACGCCTCGCGTCCATAGCGTCTGCGTGGTTATTGACCGGCGTGGCCGTGGCATAACGTGTCTTGTCGTTGGGGTCGGTGCGGTTGGCCCAGCGGTAGCCGGGGAACTCTTGGATGGAATGGACGTTGGACGGCTCGATAGTCAACCTGTCGTTGTCGAGGAGGAACGCCATGAGGCCAAGGCCGTCGCCACGGCGGTTGTCTGCTTTACGGGCTGGGAGGTTGTACGTCCCGAGGAGCGTGGCGATCGAGGTCTGTTGCGACGGGTCACACATGACGGCATCGACGCGGTAGTTCGAGAGGAAGTTGCCAATCTCGTCTACTCCGACGCTTCCTCGCTTGTAGAACTCGGCGTACTGGTGGATGTGCTGGTTGGCGTCGAGTCCGAGGATGACGACTGCAGTAGGGTCGCCACCTCCGAAGTCAACTCCCGCCACGATTCGTCGGCAGTTTTCAAGAGGAGTAGGAGCGGGCTTGACATGGCGGACAGTCGAGAACTGAGGGAATACCAGACCTGACCGAGCGACGAACGCTGACTCAGGAGTAGAAGGATAAAACGCATCAAATTCCTCCGGTAGTCCTGTAAACGCTGCGCGTTCCCGCGCCATCCATTCAGCGTCACGACCGGGCCTCGCGTGCCACGGAATGAACACCGACTTGTACGGCGTCTCTCCGCGTTCTGAAGCCCAGTACATGTCATGGAAGAAACCGTTAGGCCCGAGGGTGGGGTCAGCCGTTGAGAACATCAGGAACTGCCCACCGGCAGAGAGCGTCGGCCTAACAGCCGCGTAGTTCTGCGCTCCGTACGGGTGGAAGTGAGCCTCGTCGAACGCTACAACCTGAAACGTAAACGAGATGCCAGCGTGTTCCGTAGACGGGAAGACGCGGATAGAACCACCAGAAGGGTACGTAGCGTCGTCAGACCTGATGACAGCGTTGGCCTTGAGGTGGGGCGGAAGATACTCCTCGATGTACCGCACGCGGTCGAGGATGGCCCTAGACTCAACCTGCCCCGCAGAGAACGCCCCGACAGCCTTCCCGTTCCTCGCGCACCAGTTCGCGTAGGCAGCGAACAGCCACGTCATCCCCAACTGCCGAGCCTTCAGGATGACCTCAGACTCCCCCGCTTCCCAAGCCTTCGCCCGTTCACGAAGGTACTCCCAGTCCTTCCAAGGGATAGGGCCGGGATTGTACGGGTCGTCTGAGCGGACTTTGATGTACGTCAGGAACTCGACAAACGACGCGCGACACAATTGCTGGTCAAGAGCAGCGAGCGCAGATTCTCGTGAAAGCGTCGTCGTCATGTACAAAAGACTAGCACACCAAACTCGCACCGTGCTAATTTACACGCCATGAAGCGAGAACTTACTCAACTCCAGCAGCGATACGTCGATAACCGCCTCAAGGGACTCAACCAGTCCGAGTCCTACAAGGCAGCGGGAGGAAAGGCTACAGGCGAGAAGATTGTCTGGAACCTCGCCCACCGCCTCGAATACAACCCGCGAGTGGTAGAAGCAATGAACGCCGCCAAGAAGGTAGCGTTTGAACGCAACGTCGGTTCCGTCGAGTACATCATCAATGAATGTGTTGCCATCGTGAAAGAAGCCCGCGAAGGTGGGCCTAAGACGCTTGGCTCTGCCGTTGCTGCACTGAACCTGCTGGCAAAGCGATTCCCCGAGTTCCGCGACCCGACTATCGACATGCGTCAGGTCAACCTCGTCATCCCCGAGGGGACGAGCATCGAAGACATCAAGGCGCTGCGTGACCAACTGCGAAGTGACGAACCGGCATAGTTCGTCACATAGTCGTCGTCACGTGCTGCTTGCAATGTGTAAGGCGATTCTCGCAAAAGTTGTCGTGTAAATTTTGAGGGGGCCGCGTTATGTAAACTAGAACGCGCGTTCGCTTCCTCTTGATTAGAACGCATGTTCTAGTCTCACGTGCGCGTAAGCGTTAGAACATGCGTTCGGAACATTTGTTCGACTCGATTTCTCTATAGACAAATCTCGGATACCCCTACGGGGTATGGGCATGCCTTCAGAACATCCGTTCGGAACATGCGTGCGCCCTAGTTTGCGTACCAGCGACGCAAACTAGTAGAACATGCGTTCGAGTTGCACGTAAGCGCGAGGTGTGGTAGGGCGCTGTAGAACATACGTTCGATGTTTCACGTGAAACATGCGGCTGACTTTGCGTACGCGGTACGCTAACCGCCCGCTCGCCCGAGTTGACACATTACAGGTCAGACACTGATTCTCAACATCTTTGTAATATCGGAGGAAGTTGACCTATTATCCTATTGCAAGCCTATGACCCGTATGGCATACTACGTCCATGAGGTGAGGGGAGGGGATGAACCCCAACCCACCTTGGCGAGAGGGATGGACGATGAACCCGATGATCAAGGCGGCGACGCGCCGCGGCCGCATTACTCCCGAGATGCGGGCACGGGCACGGGCGATTGCCGCCACTTGGCGCGAGATCGCCGAGTACGAGGCGCAGATCGCAGACTAGCACGGATGTTCTACCGCGCACGTAACGTGTAAACCTTACGTGCCGCCTAGAACGGCTGTGCTAACCCGTTCTGAGAGGGATCATTATGTTCACTGAGGGCGCATTGCGTCCGTGGGAAGCGCTCGCGCGCGACCATGGGACGATGTTGAAGCGCGAGGCTAAGCGTGGAGCGGGATCATCGCGCGCGCACGCGAAGCGCATGGTATGGGATCGCGTGGTCGCTCCCGGAGTGCTTTATGTCAACGGCGAGCCGGTCAAGGCTACGCGTGGACGCATCGTCACCCCAGAGGCTAAGGCGCGCGAGGCGCGCGAGGCGGCGCGCAAGGTGAAGCGCACGGAGGCTGAGCGCGAGCGCGCCGCGCGCCAGCGGAAGATCGCGCGGTCGTGGGTAGGTGTCACAGACCGCTCGATTGCGATTGTTGATAAGTCGCGCGACTAGGGTACTTGACACATAGCATGCAATGGTTTACACTACGCAAGTAGTCGAGAGAGGGAGCCACTCATGGTCACGTTGAAGATTCGAGAGGTCGCGCCGTCTGCTATGTGGAACTCTAGTGGGCGCGCGTGGTGCACGTGCGGCGCGCAGTACCGGGCGACGAGCGAGCGGCTCGCTGCACTGTGGGCGACGATGCATCTCGCGGGCGCGCACTAGGCGGGCACTGACCCGCGCGCGGTAGGCGAGCGTTTACATTCGCATACCGCGCGCGCGTCGGCTGCTAGGCTGGCGGCTGTGGAGAGGTAACTACTGTGCAGGTTTCCGTCGAGGGTAACGAGGTCG